GAGATATGCCCACCGGAACGAGCATAGAGATTGGTTGTACCCTGACAAACGATTTAAATCTTCCGGCTTCTTATACACAAGCTACGAATGGTGCTCAATGCCCGGTTATTGCCCTGAACGATGACATGACCGGGAAGTATATCTGGTTCAAGCAAACTTTAAACACGTCAGATATTACGAAAACACCTTCTCTGATGAAGATGGAAATGCAGCTCGTCCTTGATGCGGTTGCGAACATGACCATAGAAATAGACCGAACCGCTCAGTTTACTGGTTTACAGCATAGAACGACCACAGTTTCGGCTTTGCCTTGTGGTGAACCAACAACGTTTTATCCGCAGGACGTGTATGACGGGTTCCTTTGTTGGAGAGCAAGGGCGGTAAATGCTACGCTTGGCATTGATACTGGCTGGAGCCAGATCAACACGTTCAACTTGACCGGTGGACCATTCCCATTGCCCAGATACATGTCACTTCTTGAGAACATTGCCTTTGGGAAACCAATAGCGGCAAGAACTCTGGACTTGAAAGAAAACAGGGCTTTTGGAAAACCGAGAGATAAGCGCGCTCTCTACAATGTGTTCAATCGTGCGTTTGGGAAGCTGAGAGCAACGAGAGCCTTGTACAATCCGCTCAATGTTACGGATGATCCACCCTTCCCCTGGATTCAGTCGATTTCTGTTACCAGAGGTGAACCCGGATCGATATTGACCTTGTACGGAAATGGCTTTGGTTACACGCATACGTCAGTAGATCTCAGTAATGTGAACAGGTACTTGAGAAGCTACGGTGGATTTGTCTATATTGGCACCAAGCTTTGCAACGTACTGGAGTGGACTTGGGAAAAGATTGTGTTTCAGCTCCCAATGGATGCAGAGACCGGAAGTATAAAGGTTCAACTTACTGCTCCAGTTGTACAGAATAGTAACCTCATAGGCTTCGAGATCTATGAAGGGCTCCCGGCAGATGACATTGGTATTGAGCTGTTTGTTTGCGACAGGACTAACCCGAACATTATAGTAAGGCAGCTTGATGGCGCGTTCAACAAGTCCTTCCAGATGCTCCAAAACAAACCCGGCAGTGGAAGCTTTAGTATCAGCCGATATGATGACACCGGTGGCGACAGGACGTACATTGCGGATGACAACTTGATTCTTGTTAAGCTTGACGGCAATCCATTATTCAAGTGGATCATAGAATCAAGGAAACCGAATTATGTTGACAGTAGCGAGAAACAGATCATTGAAGTAAGTGGTCGAGGTGTTTTAAATGTCCTCAGCAGGGCTGTTGTGTACCCGGAAAATATGGGCACGCCTGCATTGGATAGACCGTTCAACGGATCGGCAAGTAAGGTATTAAGGACACTGCTCCTCGAAGCACAGAACCGTGGTGGCCTTGTTGGGGTAACGATTGACTGGCAAGATGACATGGATAGCCTGGGCAACCTGTTTACAGAGGACGTGAATTTAACTTTCCACGTCGGCACACCGCTCAGCGAGGTCGTGTCCAAATTTACCGATGGTCTTGGATACTTCGATATTGAAATGACTCCAAACCTTGTGCTCAAGATTTATAAATCAAGGGGCATGGACCTTTACGAGAAAGTAGTATACAGGCCAGGGCAGGCCATCCTTAGCCATCAGAATCAGAGTGATGCAACGCACTTGGTCAATGAAGTGCTGGTTGAGGGCGGCGACAAGTTGCTGGCGATTGCGACGAACTCTGTCAGCCAAACTGCGTATGGACGAAGAGAAGGATATTTGTCTGCAAGCAACATCCAGTCAGGGCTGAGCGAGTATGGACAGGCATACCTTAGCCGAGCCGCTTTCCCAACTTGGGGGATACAAGGAACGGTAACGAAGTTCTACGATGACGAGGGAAACAGGCTAAAACCGTTCGAGTCATACTTGATAGGTGACTGGATTGGCTGGAAGATTGCACCGGAAGGAACAGACGATGACGGGTTTGACGGCAAGGTAAGAGTACGCGGTATCACAGTAAGCGAGAATGATGAAAACAGTGCCCTGGAATATACGTTGGAACTGCACAATATGATGCTGGAACATGAGATTAAGCTGAACCAAAAGGTTGAGCGTATGTCTCAGTTCAGCGGCTCTGATGTGCTTGCAGTGCCTCCATCAAGCAGTGGCACGTACTCCGAATCCGAGATAAATACCATCCTTGCAACAAAGGCAAACACGAACCACTTACACACCAATGTTTACTCTGAGATCGACCACGTCCATGATTTTTTAGAATTAACGGATACGCCTGACAGCTATTTAGGACAAGGAACTAAAGTGGTGGCTGTTAAAGCCGATGGCAGCGGTCTTGAGTTTGTGACTGGCGGAGGCAGCAGCGGAACATATTATGAAAATCCAATTGATATGCCGCCGTCAACTCCGAATTCAATGGATGATGAATTCGTTGATACCGTCATGGACAGCAAATGGTCCTGGATTAACCAAGGAACGTCGGCTTGGACAGAAAACGGTCGTTATGGGTCAATAGACCTTTTATCTGGAGGTGATCACACCAGACTTCTTGTACAGAGTGCACCTGCCGGTGATTTCACAGCTACTGCCAAGCTAACCGTCAGCGGCCCGAAGCTCAATTACTATAGCTTTGGTATTTGCCTTTACAACAGCGCAAACGGCAGGCGGATTGTATTTGGCAAGTGCTGCAGAAGTGGATATTCAGGCATACAGGCGGTAAAGTTCAGCTCGAACACGTCCTATTCAAGTGATGCCTATTTAAACGGTGGTTGGGATTCCAGTTTCATATATGTGAGAGTCCGAAAAGTAGGCACATCCTATTATCTTGATATGTCTGCCGACGGGGACTTCTGGTGGCAGGTATTCACAGAACCAATCTCGACATTTCTGTCTGCGATCAGTCATGTCGGTATTGGATATTTCAGAAATAACACCAGCGGAGTGATATATAAGGGTAGATGCGACTGGTTCCGGGTGATGGAATAATAGAATAAACAATTTTCAGGAGAGCCTTCGGGCTCTTCTTATTTTCAACAAGGAGGTTTAAAAATGAAGGACATTATTAACACGCTTCAGCTTGTCATTGCCGCTGTAGGCGGCTACATCGGTTATTTCTTGGGCGGCTGGGATGGCTTTTTATATGCACTCCTTACCTTCGTTTTAATTGACTACATTACAGGATTGATGTGTGCGGTACTTGATAAAAGGCTATCCAGCGAGGTAGGTTTCCGCGGGATTTTCAAAAAGGTGTTAATCTTTTCGCTCGTTGCAGTCGGTCATATCATCGACCAGAACGTGATTGGAGATGGCTCTGTTATACGGACAGCAGTCATCTTTTTTTATCTTTCCAACGAAGGCATATCCATTCTCGAAAACACCGTTCACATTGGTCTGCCCGTACCACAGAAACTAAAAGATATATTGGAACAGCTGCATGACGGGAGCAACAAGGAGGATAACAAATGAATCTGCGCAAACTGATATTCACGAACAATGCCTGTTACAAAGCAGTCAGAACTATTACTGTAAAAGGAATTATGGTTCACTCCACTGGGGCGAACAATCCCAATCTGAAACGCTATGTTGGTCCAGATGACGGTTTACTCGGAAAGAACGAATACAATAACCACTGGAATCAAGATAAGCCCGGCGGTCGTCAGGTCTGCGTTCATGCCTTCATCGGCAAGCTGGCGGATGGAACAATCGCCACATACCAGACCCTTCCGTGGAATCATAGAGGCTGGCATGCCGGAGGTGCTGCGAACGATACACATATCGGCTTCGAGATCTGCGAGGATGGCCTAACCGACAAAGCCTATTTCAACGCAGTCTACAAGGAAGCCACCGAACTGTGTGCCTATCTCTGTAAGGAGTATAAGCTCGACCCGATGGCGGATGGCGTTATTATCGGTCATTACGAGGGGCATAAACGCGGCATCGCCAGTAACCATGCCGATCCAGGCCACTGGTTTCCGAAGCACGGCAAGTCAATGGATACATTTCGCGCCGAAGTTCAAAGGTTGCTCAAGGCAACAGAACCGTCAAAACCTCCCACTCCCAACCCAACTGAACCGAAAAAGCTATACCGAGTACAGGTCGGTGCTTATGCCATCAAAGCAAACGCTGATGCTATGCTCAAAAGGGTAAAGGCGGCGGGATTTACGGATGCTTTCATCAAAACCGAATAACCAGCATATGCTGGTACGCAAGTGCCCCTCTTTTGTCTGTAGACGGTAGAGGGGCGCTTTTTATTTCCCCTCCGAATGGAGGAAAGCATATGACTACTGCTCAAAAGGAGCGGATTGAATACTTACGCGGCAAAGGTGACAGCTACGCCGCTATCGCCGCCGAACTCGGTATGTCCGAAAACACCGTCAAGTCCTACTGCCGCCGAAATAACATCAGCGTTTCGATAAAACAAGAACTACCTGTAGCTACTGATGCCTGTGCCAACTGCGGAATTCCACTTCAGCACATACGAGGTTCTAAGCAGAAACGGTTCTGTTCGGACAAGTGCCGTATGGCTTGGTGGAAGGCACACCCTGAGGCCGTGAACCGCAGAGCCTTATATCATTTCGTATGCCCGATCTGTGGCACGGAGTTTGAAAGCTATGGTAACGCACGTCGGCGATACTGTTCCCGCGCCTGTTTTGGTCAGTCCCGGAGGGCTTGCCATGAGTAAAGACGAAGCAATCCTCCGCTACAAGTCAGCTATGGCGGTGTTTAAAAACTGGCACGCAAATGGCATCATTTCTGATGATGACCTGCAGTCAATAGATGCAATACTTGCCCAAAAGTATGGTTTATCCTCGTGCAGTATATACCTCGAAAATGACTTGCTATGTAAGGAAAAAAGAGTGATATATGGTAATGCGAAAGGAGGCCATTATGGGCAGAAAGATAACAAAAGTTGAACAAACGGCGCCATTGCCGACCAGACAACGGGTCGCAGCCTACGCTCGTGTTTCCTGCGGTAAAGAGGAAATGCTCCATTCCCTTGCCGCTCAGGTCAGCTACTACAGCAATCTGATACAGGGCAAACCTGAATGGGAGTATGTCGGCGTGTATACCGACGAAGCGGAAACCGGCACGAAGGATTCAAGACCTGAATACCAGCGACTGCTTGCCGACTGCCGTGCGAGACGCATCGATCTCATCCTCACGAAGTCTATCAGTCGCTTTGCGAGAAATACAGTCACATTACTTGAAACTGTACGGGAACTTAAGGATCTCGGCGTCGGCGTATATTTTGAGGAGCAAAACCTGCACTCACTTTCAGGAGACGGAGAGTTAATGCTCACCATCCTTGCAAGCTACGCACAAGAGGAAAGCCGCTCTGTCAGCGAAAACCAAAAGTGGCGTATCAGAAAAGATTTCAAGGAGGGCAAGCCCTCCAACAACATCCGCATTTACGGGTTTGACTATAAGGACTTCAAGTTAACCATTATTCCCGAAGAAGCCGAGGTTGTGAGGATGATATTCGCTGACTATTTATCGGGACTTGGTAAAAATGCGATTATGAAGAAGCTGATTCGGCTCGGAGTCCCCACCAAGTGCGGTGGTCGCTGGTCAGAAAGCACCATAGGCTCTATTCTGGGGAACGAGAAATTCATCGGTGATACGTGCTTGCAAAAAGGCTTTATCACTGACCACCTTACAAAGCAATGGAAGTCAAACAGCGGTGAGCTGCCGAAATACTACGTCGAGGGTTCACATGAAGCTATTATCGACCGCGAGACCTTCGAAGCGGTTCAGATTGAGATGGCCCGGCGGGCAGCAAAAGCTAATCATCCCCGGAAGCTGACATTCAGCGAATTTTCGGGACTAATCACCTGTAAAAAGTGTGGAGCAAAATTCCGCAAAAAGGTAAGCGGCGTGGGCACAAAATATGCCAAGGTGGTTTGGGCTTGCGCTACCTACACTTACCGAGGAAAGCACGAATGTGCCGCCAAGCGAATACCGGAGGACATACTCAAAGAGAAATGCAACGAAGTGTTAGGGCTTGCTGAGTACGACCCCAATGTATTATCGGGGAAGATCACAGCGATAGCAGTCCCCGACGACGGAGTCCTGGTATTTACTTTTAAAGACGGCACAGAGCAAACAGCTACATGGGAAAATCGCTCCCGACGAGAGAGCTGGACTGACGAGATGCGGCAAACCGCAAGAGAACGGGCGCTGGGAGGTATGGATAATGGCTAATATACGAGTTATCCCTGCCACCGCTCCAGCTTTGTCGGCGCAGTCAAAGTCGAACGCTGTCAAGCGTCGCGTGGCGGCTTACGCAAGGGTTTCCACCGACAGCGACGAGCAGCTTACAAGCTATGAAGCGCAGGTTGACTACTACACAAAATTCATCCAGAGCCGAGAAGACTGGGAATTTGTGACCGTCTACACGGACGAAGGGATTTCTGCGGTCACCACCAAGAAACGCGATGGCTTCAATCAGATGGTAGCTGATGCTCTGGAGGGCGGCATAGACCTCATCGTCACAAAATCAGTCAGTCGCTTTGCCAGAAACACAGTAGATAGTCTCACAACCGTCCGCAAACTCAAGGAAAAAGGCGTGGAAGTCTGGTTCGAGAAAGAGAACATCTATACGCTGGATTCCAAAGGCGAGTTACTTATTACAATTATGAGCAGTTTGGCGCAGGAAGAAAGCCGCTCCATTTCAGAGAATGTGACTTGGGGTCAGCGCAAGCGAATGGCGGACGGCAAGGTCAGCCTTCCGTACAAACAATTCCTCGGCTACGAGAAAGGTGAGGACGGCCTACCGCAAATAGTTCCTGCCGAAGCAAAAATTGTTCGGCTCATCTTTCGTCTCTACATGGAGGGCAAGACATTCTCGGCAATAGCCAAACATCTCGAACGGCATAACATTCCGTCACCTGCAGGTAAGAAAACGTGGCAAACGGCGGTGGTACAGTCAATCCTGACCAACGAGAAATATAAAGGCCATGCCCTATTGCAAAAGACTTTCTGTACAGACTTCCTCACGAAGAAAATGGTCAAGAACGAAGGACAGGTTCAACAGTATTATGTGGAAAACAGCCACCCCGCCATTATCGAACCTGATGAGTTCGATGCCGTTCAGCTTGAAATAGAGCGACGTAAGAACCTCGGCAGACCCACAAGTAGCACGAGTATATTTGCATCCCGACTTATCTGCGCGGATTGTGGCGGCCGCTTCGGTAAGAAGGTCTGGGGCAGTTATAAGGGCGACAAGACCTACCGCAAAGAAGTCTGGCAGTGTAATGATAAATACAAACGGCTCGGCAACCCCGGAAAAGGATGCCAGACTCCACATATCACCGAGGAAGTGATCAAGGAAAGGTTTTTAGCGGCATTTAATCAACTCATGCATAACCGCGATGGGCTGATTGAAGACTGCCGACTTGCTCAAAATGTCCTTTGTGACACCACGGCAATTGATACAGAACTTGCCGAATTGTTCCGTGAGATTGAGGTTGTTACCGAACTATCCAGAAAAGCAATTTATGAAAATGCCCGATCAGCAGTAGACCAAAAGGAATGGACGGAGCGTAACAACGCCTATCTCGAACGCCACCGTAAAGCTTCAAAGCAAGTCGATGAGTTGGAATTGATCAAGCGAGAACGCCTTGGTAAGGGCAAAATCATCGAAGGCTTTATCAAAGACATTGAGAGCCGACCGCTTGCCATAGCTGAGTTTGACGAAAAACTGTGGCTTGCTGTAATCGACCAAGTAACGGTCAGCCAAGATAGTGCAATGACATTCAGATTCAAAAACGGCTCGGAAGTCATAGCTTAACATTCAACTTTCGCACGGCTCGCCAATCGGCGGGCTGTTTTTTTGCCGTAACAGTATCTTTTAACGATTACAAGGCAAATCGTTAAAAGATGCACACCCCCAGAGGTCTAATCGTTAAAAATAAGCACTTGGCAGCCACAAGTTCGTGTCAAGTATCCTCCGAAAACGGCTACTCTAAAACACCAACTATTGCTACAAGACAAAAAGCACAAAGCCCGAAAGTGGCTTAAATCAAGCACTTTCGAGCAAACAAAAAACCACCTGCTGACAAAATTCCTTTTATCAATAGATGGTATTTGATTTGGTGGAGACGGTGGGATTCGAACCCATGACCTCTCGGATGCGAACCGAACGCTCTCCCAACTGAGCTACGCCCCCAAGCGGAATTAATTGTATCACGTTTTTTTCGTTCATGCAACTTTTTTTCTGATAAAAAAGGAAGGAAGAGGGATAATAAAGGAAAAAGTAAAGGTGATTTTATGAGTTTTTCTTTCCCTCTTCTTGGTGAATTTATCTACCGCTCTTTTGTCTCAGTTTTTTTACTGTTTATCATGGCCAAAATTATCGGCCCCCGTCAAATTGCTCAACTCAATTTTTATGATTATATTTTGGGCATCTCCGTCGGTTCCATCGCCGCAGCGGTAGCCATTGATACAACAATACCACTCTGGAGCTGCGCTGTCGCTCTCATCGTTTATACCATCGTTTCTGTGGGCATGGCCTTCGGTGGATTAAAGAGTATGCGTGCCAGACGGTTTTTTACGGGTACGCCGGAAATATTAATGAATAAAGGCCAATTCATCGAAAAGAACCTCAAAAAGAATAATCTTGACATCAACGATATCACCGGTCTTTGTCGAGTAAACGGCTTTTTTGAAATGAGTGACCTCGAATATATCATCATCGAAACCAATGGGGCCCTCTCCTTCTTACCTAAAAGTGAGAAAGCACCGTTAACGCCCAAAGATATGCAGAT